CTGCTGTTTCTGTAAGGGCAGTGCCAAGAATTTGAGCCAGATTCGATTTAACTACTCCTGAAGTGAAGTCAAGTTGCCCTGCAGCCGTGCCAGCAGATATTTTCATTGTGTCACCAGCCTCAGCAAACCCAGTGGCTGTAGCCCAGTCTCCTTGATTAGTTATCAATGTATTTATATCTGCTCCATTGTCATTCCCTGTCTGAGCTGTGCCACTAACCTGTTTTGTATTAGCTTCCACTGGTTTCAGATCAAAACTACCTACAAAGCCAGTTGGATTTTGTGAATCAGCCGCAAGAGTACAAAAAACTGCGTATGTATTATTAGCTGCAAAGCCATTACCCGCCGTAGCCGCTATAGCTACTTCATAGCAACCCGCCGGATAGCCAGCAGCAGAAAGTAAGACTGGCGTTGGACTATATACAGGAGCCGCATCTGCTGCCGCGCCTGCTAATCTCACATCACATGCCGGAGTGGCTCCATCATCTCCTGACCCTGATGTATTGTTAGATGCGAACCAGAAGAATACGGTAGACGTTAAAGTGGCATACTGCTTCATAATAAACTCCCGTTAAATAAATCTGCTCCTAGATTACTCTTTTGAAATTGATTCATTATTGCTCCTGACGGGCCAGCCGCCACATATTCTGCTGCCCCTACATCCCAGCCCGCATCGGCTGTGTCGGGCGTAGGCCTGGCGTTGCCGGCAATATCCTTTTTGGATATGGCTTCACCGTTGGTGTCATTCTTGAAAAAGTCATCAAAATCGGAAGTTGCCGTTAGATCGTTATATGGGTTCCTACCACATCGTTGATCTGCTCCTATATTCCAGTCTGCCGATTCGGTAAGTGTGTAATCTTCCGATCCTACTGTCTCGTTAGTGAAACTGTTTAATCCTGTACTTGTAAGATCCAGACTCTTATAATTATTATCTGCATGGACACTTTCTGCCGAGGTATCTTTAGACCCATTCCAACCGCTTGGAGCATCCCAGGAAGACGCATCAAAATCCCCTCCGGTATTATTGGCCGCATAACAAGACCAGGCTATAGCTGTACCCACAGCAATCAGACTACTTATTCCTACCCCAGCATTTTTAATTGCGGTGCAACAAACTGCTCCACCAAGCCAAAATAAATGTGGCATCAGATATGCATAGCCGGTTGAAACGTGAATACCAATACCATCGCCACCGTAAACAATACAATTATATACCAGGCCTTGATCCACATCCACTCTGATTCCTTTACTGACATTAGATGCATCATTATTTTTACAATCAAAAACAACACAATTTATAGCTTTAATGTGAGCATAAGTTCTAAGATATATTGCTGTGCTTGTGCCAGCGTATGTCCCATTGTATCGTACAGTTACCTCCTGTATCCTACAATATGTTTCTTGCATCTGAAATAGTCTAAAAGAAGTTCCGGTGTAAATAAAATTAGCCCCAGTTCCCTTTTTGCCCGCAAATGGAGTAGCACAAGAAGATGATGATTTTATAATGCGATAATGGGTGGCGTCTGTGTTTGTTGCTCCGGAAACGGATACTGCATCATTGTGATCCTGGCTATCATAACATTCGAGGGTGGATAGCCCTATCCCGCTTAGATCATTATCAGTAGCGGATTCCCAGGTAGCTAATGAACTATATTCAGGATCACCACCGCCAGGAAGCGAACCAACTCCACCTGAATCGTATGAATAAGTTTCGGCCATTTATTTCTTGTCCTCAATGAAGATAGGTTGTATGAGATTAAGCCCGTCTGCTTCGATTACATACCGATTATTCTTTTTGTCATAATAGTCCAGCTTGGATATATCCCGAATAGATGGGACATATAATTGTTCTTTATCCAGCATTTTACTGCTAGCTACATCCAACACCTTGAGATCATCTACAGGTATATTGAATCGCCGCTCCTTTAGGATACCAAGTAAAACTTCCGTCTTACCGTCTTCTGTTTCTTTATATCCAACATCGACCAGATCATAGTATGGCTCGCATAAGGCTTCCATCTGCGCTCTGGTCAATCCATCTATTGTTACAATGAGGAATTGTTTCCTCTCGGTAGGTGTCCATTTATTTCTATGTTCATAGGGCTTGAACGCTATAACATCGCCAGGTATTTCCCGTTTCTCGCATCCGGTACATGCATACACAAAGTATTTTTCCGTATCATAATCTGTAGGTTCATCAACATGACGACTGACTGTTAGGTGTACTTGCTCTTCCCTGAATTGCTCTATACCCTGATAGTTAATCCCCATAGAGAGCTTGACGGTAGTCAGTTTATTCTCACGTAGTTCATATCGCCACTTATTATGTCCAAATAGGGCTACAGACCATTTCATTTATCACTGCACCTCAATCACTATCCCAGCAGGTTCCGATGTAACAGTGGGGCTCGGAGCCGTCTGGAGGCTGACCTCGTTGAAAAAAACCGATACAGCCGCACCTCCATCACTTTCATTTCCAGCGGCGTCATAGGCTGTTACTGTTATCCCGTGTGCCCCCTCCTCAATATCGGGAATCGTGTAAGTAGTTGCATTGCCCGCATCGAATACCTGTGGGTAAATGCCGTTATGCGCTAGACCATCCCACTTGGAAGGAGGGGCGTAATAGACATTGTATCCAGTAGTAATACCATCGGTATTTGCATCCCAAGTAACCAACAACTGAGCTGCCCACACAGGGAAAGCCAGAAATAATATTATAACCACTATCCCTAAAGTTCTTTTCATTATCCCCACCTCACTATTTTATTACTATGTAATATCTCAAAATCCCTTTCCGAGAAGGGCTCGTGGAGAATCTTATGCTACTCATCATCTCACCTTTGTCAGCCAATCAATCCCCCAATCTATAGCTTTCAAGAAAGGATATGCCAATGCAAAGAGAATCAAGCCTCCTGTCATCCTACCCAGTATTGCCAGATCTCTACCGGTCATTATTTATCCCAATGAAATAATTTCCAAACTCTGGACTCGATCTTCTTTTTTAACCTCTCCAAAAAGGCATCGGTTTTAGCTTTTGGTAGAGCGGCAAGTGCAAAATTAACCGCTAGATCCAGTTTGTCGTTAGAGGGCAAATTCTTTCCTCTCTTCGCCACATAAGCCCGCCCTGCCTCTTCGGCATACGAGACGGCCTGGTCAACTACTGTGTCCTCCATTTCCATGTCCAACTTTTTATTGGCCTTGTGGAAAAACGCCCCGATGAATCCTGTTAAAACTGCCCCTAGTAGAGGGACAACTGCCAAAATTAATGTTTCCATGATCTCTCTCCTTTTTTATTTTCTTAAGGCTTGTTCAATATTACCAAGCCTCTTTTCTATTTTCTCCATCCAGTGAATGATATTACCAGATCTTTCATCGCAGAATGTCCTACTCATTCCATTGCCATTGACATTGCCTTTCTTCCCGTTAGTCCAAACCACTGCTGCTGATCTCAGCATGAAAAACCCAAACCCAACGCCCATACCACCTACTGCCATTCCCCAGCTAGGATCAATCATTCCGTTTCTCCTTTGCCGTCTTCACCAGTTTAAGCTTCTCGCTAAAAGCCTCTACGCTTACTATCCATCGAGCGAGGCGCCCTTCGACTTCCCACAGATGCCTGATTAGGCATTCATCCGTTCCGCTGATCCTGATTTGAGCAAACATAGTTTGCAGGGTATTTGTGATATTGTCCAGCTCCCCTTGCAGATTTTCTGTCGTTAGTTTTTTTATGGGTTTCCACTGCGTCAGCATGTCAGCACCTTTGCCCCGGTTGCCTCTATATGGGCTTTATAATCCTTCCTGATTATCTCCCTGATTCCCTCCACTATTGCCTCCGCCAGTGCTAGTCGTCCCTTATATGTTAATAGGGGGCGGGCATCCTTATCATTATCAATAAATAAGGGTTCCAGGATGATGCCCGGGCATTTGGTGTCCATAATAAATCCGAGATTGTCCCTGTGCTTTATGCCTCTATCCCTATTGCCCAACGCCTGCTGGATATGCCTTTGTAATATTTCGGCATACTCCTTCTCGGTATCGGTATTATATAGCGTTTCGCATCCATCAGCCCCTCCGGCAAAGGCATTGAAATGCAATTCTATAACCAGACTCACAGGCTTAAGCTCGTGAATCGCATTAATGCTGTGAATCTTCCACTTTAAGGAATCCTGATAATCTGTAAATTGAGTGAGATGTATGTCTACATCCAAAAAAGCTATCTCTTTATTGCCTGTGAATAGGGACATCACAACATCGCAAATCTGTAAAGCACAGCAATGTTCTCTCAGGTGATACTTGACGTTATCCGCCCCGTACCGATCATTATCATGTCCTGCTGAAAGTATTATATGCATCTTTTATATCTCTTTTATCTCTTTTCGTTTCTGTCGTCAATATGATAAAAGGGTTTGTGGTAGCCCCACCAATATATTCCAAGTGCTGAGAATAATCCAAGCCTATCAATCTGCCGCATTACCTTTCTTGGGGATAATTTACACCAAAAATCCAATGCTCGCCCGCGATAGTGATAGGAATCATCGGCATGCCCTGATGTGGCAAAGCCATCAATAATATTCATAGAAACATCAATAACTAATCTTAGAAGTAAAATTTTCTGCATAAAGACATAGTTCATTTCATCACCACACTCACGCGGTGTAAAGAACGAATACATCCCCGCCCATTGATCTTCCGTCATCCTCTTTCCTTCTCTTCTTACTGCCTTTGCGGTTACCGTCCTCGCGGAAAGAAACGAGGGCAACGGGAGGTAGACATTACCCTCGCAGAAGAGTGCTGTCATTTTACTTCTTTACTTATATTATCTGCATTCAATCCATAGTGAACTATTTCCGGTTTTTTTTCTTTACTCTTTGTCCGATACGGACGCATTCCTTGATGCTGATTAATCGCCGTCAACATCGCTCCCCTTATCCGCCGATACGCATACGTTATAAACTTAACCCCTCTCTTTGGATCATATCTTTCCCATGCCTCCATTAACCCAATACACCCATAATCGTATAAATCATTTATATCCATTCCCTTCGGCAATCGAGAAGCAAAAGACTTTGTCATCTTTTTAACCTCCGGTAAATAATCAGCAGGGGAAGGTCTAATCACAAAGCTCGAATTGATCGGACTGATTGTTAGTTATCTCATCAAACTCAGCCTGAGTAATCTTCTGTGGATTTTTTACTAATATAGATCGCTCCCACGTTTCGCCTTTACATACAGATCGTGCATCTATATTGACCAATACGGCAAAAGTAACTCCTACCGAATTTTCCTGAGCTTCACCCGTAGCAAGTATATAACGAGGGCCAGTAGTGTATGGTAGTTCCGGGTGGGGATCATTTATAAACTCTTGCCCTTTGTGATACGTCCGCTCCGGCTTTTTCTCCTTAACTTCAGTGGCGTAGCCATTGTTTAGGAGCCAATTCCAATTACCAAATACATCCTCTCCAAGGCACCAACCATATACGACCTCCAAACTTGGCTCATCTATCCATCCAAATTTCCTAACATACTTGTTAAATTCCCCACTACAGGGATTCGATTCAAATATACTCTGTCCGGATAAACTCTTTAGCTTCCTGTATGTTCTATTCAGAGTTTTGTCTGTTATGGTGTCGGTTGCCATCTTGCCTGTGCCTATAGGATAATGCGGAAATGGAGGCATATATCCCCACAGAGAATCCGGCCATGTGCTTCTTGTATCTTAACCGTCTTCTTTGCCATCTTTCTATAAATCTCAGATACATCCATAATGTCTCCTCCTTCCTGCCCCTATCCTCCTCCTTGCATACTAAATATATACTTGTCAAACATTTTCTAAATTCCATACCCATATTTTTATATTTTTCATAGATAGGTCATAGGGAATGGAGAGACCTTATAAACGGTAAGAGATACCCCCGGCCTCGCTCCCACGGGTGGTGGGGGTCTAGCTGGAGATCGGATCGGCGGTTTGCCTGGCTATGGCTTGCAATGTCGCTCAGTCATTAGTCTCTTGATGTGCCGATAGGTCGGGTCAGCATGGTTTAGTCTCCATGCTTTAGAGCATGTCAAAGAACAGAAGTGGTGTTGCCCTTGCCTAGCCTTGGCTTTGGAACGTATGAATGGATGCTCGCACTGATCACACTGTAATTGCACCTGATATCGGGATGTATCCACCTGCATGTCTCGCAGTATGTGCCATATAGCCTGGCGTGAGCGGTGATAGCTCCGTACTAACACGCTCATGGATACACCTGCCAAGTATGCCTGCTTTAAGCCCTGTCTCTCCTCGCCTGTGAGCCGTCTGACTCTGTCCATAATTTACCCCCTGATATAACTATACATATCTATTAAATAAAGTCAAGTTAATTGACCTAATGCCAGTTAACATAAGATATCTTACCAGACGTTAGCCCTGAACCTTAAAGGTTAAAGTGATGCTTTAAGCTACACACTTTCTCATAGGGGGTGGCACAGGCAAGAGAGTATGCCAAAATGTATGATGTATGATGTATGACATCACTACTGAATATAGCTGATGAGTCTCTGGTTACTAGTGTTGGGAGGCTAGGAGATAAGGTGAGTACGTGGTGGTTACTATATCGGTGAGGCCACCGCTTTGGTGGGCTAGGAGGATAAAGATTTGAGGGCAAGTTTCCCCCCTTGTGTTTTTGGGGGGTTGTCTGCATCCAGGAGCGTAGGGCTCCAGCTTGTCCAGGCAGTGCATTACCTAGCGGCTATCGCGTGGTAGCTCTTTGCAGCGTCCCCTAGCCTCACGGCTACACTGACGGGGTCTATGGTCATCTGGATAGCTGGTTGTCTTCTTGTCCCGGTGCCAGCCAGGCCGGGGGCATGGGTTGAAGCTCGATCCTGCTCTTTAGATCTGTCTCTCATCATATAGGAGTAGTATATATCATAAGTAGAAAGTAATATCAAGAGGATTATTTGCGGGCATTTAAAGCTTAACTTCATGCTTTAGGTTATGCATATCTGATGCCACATTTATTTTGGCTTGGTGGGGGCAGGCTGAGCGGGTGATTATTGGGCATAATGTAGATTGTTGGCATGGATTTCTCACATAATAGGGTAGAAGCAAAAAATTAAGGAGGCTATCATGGATGAAGGGTTGAAATTTTTAGAGAGCAACATGAGGGCTGAATACCCTCGTTTGCAGGTGGGTGTTGTCTTAAAGACGGCAACGGGTGTGTCGATAATCACTAATATAACATATGATCCTGATCGCAACGAATTATACGTTATATTTGACAACGGCCAGAGGATAGGCGCCAATCAGATAATGAGGGCCCTCAGAGAGGGTCTTATGACCATTGTCGTGAAATAAAAAGAAAGAAGGCCATATTGAAAGCGGCAGAGACATCCAAGGTGATATGTGCGTGGTGCGGGAAGGTCATCAGGATAGGCAAAGAGCCAGCCTCTCATGGAATCTGCAAAGAGTGTGCAGCTAAGATGAGAGCAGACGGGTATCAAAAGTTTTACGATAAGCAATTAAAAAAGGAGGGGTGAGATGGGTATTCCTAAAATATTAGAATATAACGGGCCAAAAACAGCTTTAATGCTTGCAATGTGCGAGGCATTAGAAAAACATATTGATGTGGAACAAAATTTCCCGGACTGGCCAAATTTCTCTACATATTTAGCGAGAGCTTGCTATGATCTATCACAACCCGAAGCAGAACCCGCCGATGTAAAGTGTGTCCGTTTTGCAAACGCGCTTTTGCTCCTGAGAAGTGAATACGTCTACCTTATGGATATGCTGGATAAATGCGAAATTTACTCAAAGGAAGGCATCAGGATGAATAAAAAAATATATATGGACGGGGATCTCCGTGAATATCTGAAGGAGGGGTAAGATGAGGTTTGTAATACCGTTTATCCTCCTAGCCGCCTTGCCGTTAAGAGGCTGGGCCTATGATTCTGTGACTAAAATAGATATGGCTCTGGAGCTTACCTGGGTCGCTCTCGATCTGTGGGATCTTAAGACTACGCATGATCTTGTATCACGGAGAGACGAGGGGTATTATGAGACTAATCACTTTCTAGGAAAATATCCGGATCACAGCGAGCTAAATGTTTACTTTGCGGTCTGTGTGTTGCTACATGGAACTATAACATATGTACTACCACAGCCGTACCGGAGATACTGGCAGATACTTTGGATTGGCAGCAGTTTTAGGTGTGCTTACGGCAATCATCGGGCAGGACTAAGAGTGAGGTTTTAACTCGCAGCGCTCTTTTTTTGCTTTCTAAGCGCTTTGTGCTGTTAAGACATACAAACGTATATCCCCCCCTCAACAAATGGCGTGGCGGTGGTAAATTGGCGCAGGAATGACGTGTCAGGGTTTGGGATCATATCTCTTTTCCCATGTTATCGCTACTCCTAGCGCAGCCCATAGGTCGTCATGCACTCCATACAGCGGCCCTTTTTGAGCTTTTATCCCAATTTGGGGGATCTTCCCTCCACCAGTAGGAGGGAACAAATCAATTATCGCTTGCCTTACGTTACTATCTTTTGCAAAAGTAGCATTACACAAATACATTTTAACGTCTCTTCTGTAGATATATTTATATTCCCCGTTCCACGCCTGAATGAATCGGCCTATCCATACGCATGTTTCAAAAATGTCTTTACCGACAGGCATCCCGTAAGATGCCACCATTTCAATTGCTAAGATAGGCGTTGTGCCAAGCTGCGCAAGGATATTTAATAAATTGTAATTCCCCCATATACCCATATCTCTAATTTCAACACCGTCCCACAACACATAAGCCGATTTAATCGGACCCGGATCTATCGCTAAGACTTTCATCTTATTCCTCTCGTTCTCCTCGTCCGGTATCTCGTAATCATGGGGGATGGGGAAGACACCACCGAAGGGATAAAGATCTAAATTATACCTCCTTTTTGCTTCTTCTTTGGTAAGATAACTGCACCACTCCTCATGCATTGTCTTCATCCGCTTGGGCTTCGGTAGAGATGTGATCTTAGGTAGGCTATTGAACACAGAAGGGCAGGCATCTGATTTATAGTATTTCCCATCCATAGTATAACTGGCTAGAGATTCTCCCTTATTTTTACAATCAATAGGATAGTCTTCACCTAAACGCACCATACAAATTTCTGTCCAACCAGATTGTAATGGGTTTGTTACTTTTAGTTCTGACATCTTATACCTCCTTGTTTGTGTTTATAATACGTTGTGCCCTTGCTATAGCATAATCCCGTAATGTCTTATCTATCCTTTCATAATGAACAAATATTTGTGCCACATATCCATACCCGTCAGAAATAAAAATGCACCCGTCTTTTTTTTCTATTCTCCACTGTTCATTATCAACCATCGCTTTAACGATATCTTTCTCTTCTTCTTTTGTTAATTTTGCCATGCTATTCCTCCTCACTTAATATTTGGTTATAAACTTCTTCAAACTTTCCCGGCCAGAATCGCAAATCTCTAGTGATATTAGGTGGCGGGCAGATTTTGAGCGCCTTGTCCCGGATCGGATCTGCCTCCATAGCCGAGGTGTCTATATGCAGGTAATCGCCATATGCCTGGACTTGTCCTTTGTGCAACTGCAGCCATGCGAACAGTTGTCTGCTCACAGCCTTGCCTTTGTCCCCTTCTTGCAAATCGGTTACTTGCAGGATCTCGTCTTCCCACCTTCGAGCGGATAACCACCCCTGAGGCATTTTGGGTATCCTATCCTTCGCCAAAATAGCCTTCCGCTCTATATTATACCTTTTTGCACCTGCAATAATCTTTTCAAATAAACCATTATCAATCTGCAATCTCAGCCATACATCGCTGGCTTCCGCCATTCCACGCTTATCGCCAAAGGCATCCCAGAATTTAAGGAACATTTTTAATTGATCGCCTTTTAAAAATTTCCCTTTCCTAGTCCGATAGGAATCGGACATAATAGAGGTATTAGTATTAATACTTCTTTTATCTTTACTCTTATCGTTCTTACTATATAGTACGTTCTTTATCTTTTCTTTCTTGTTTGTGTTCACTTTTTGCTTGTTTGTTGTTCGTTTTTTGCTTGTTTGTTGTTCATTTGTTGTTCGTTCCGGATTTCCCCGGGTTGGTAACCCAGCCAATTTATTATAGTTATTATAGAATATCTGTTGTTTATTTGTTGTTCGTTTTTTGCTTGTTTGTTGTTCATTTTTTGCTTGTTTGTTGTTCATCTTTTGTTCATCTGTTGGTCGTTTGTTCATCTGTTGTTCATTCTGTTGTTCATTCCGGATTTCCCCGGGTTGGTAACCCAGCCAATTTATTATAGTTATTATAGAATATCTGTTGTTCATTTCGATGTTCAAATTTCCCATTTTTTCTAAAATACGCAACCATCTCCACACAGTGAGTGGTGATTTATGTTTTTTTCCTTTCCTGGGGTAGTAATCTCGGTGGAGGGAAAATCTTCCGGTAATGAATTGTCCGGGCAATACTTTTACAGGGTTAATAATTCCCTGGATTGGCACCCATATTTCTTTATGACTAGCGTTTAATAAACACAATGTCCAGAGCCTCCATAATTCCTCCCTTTGAAACACTTGCGAATCTATACTTTTCCTGTAGAGCTTTATATACCCACGCTCCATCCTTACCTCAAAAAGCAAAAAGGGCATCCAAAGATCATATCAGCCTTCCTTGTCTTGTAGCTTGCTTGATACGGGTCTCCGTCATCTGACAATATTCACTTGATGCATCAATGACGATGTAATCGCGGCCATATTGTGCAGCTACCGCCGCCGTTGTGCCTGAGCCCACAAAGGGGTCTAATACTATGCAGGGAATGGGACGCTCTACTTTACATTTACAGGTGGGCCGCCAGCCGATTGTTTTAACTTCGGTATATCCAGCATCACCCTTGCCGTTTATGTCCGCATAGGCTCCGTGATAGATTGCTGGACGGTAGCGTATATCATCTTTGGGCAATTCGGGTCGGGTTAACCGCTTTCTTTCAACAATTCTCTCCCATGGCGCCCCGCATTTGGGACAGCATCCCTTCTCGGATGTGCCAGCCAAGATACAAGGTTCAATTAGCTTGGGCGGGAAGGTGGCGAAGTGTGCTTCCTTGAAAGGGTGGGTTGCTACCGTCCAGACAGAGCGTTTATTGCGGCCTGTTTCTGCTAACTCTTCTTGATAAACAGATTCTTTACCTTTATTTTTACCTGGAGTATGCTCATAAGTATTACCACCCATAAAAGTAGTAGGCCGTCTTACAATAGTTCCCTCTTTTATTGCATCTGCATCATAATAATATCTATTATTCTTGGTCATAAGGAAAATGTACTCATGGCTTTTAGTCGGCCTATCCGTTACACTCTCAGGCATTGGATTGGGTTTGTGCCATATTATATCAGACCGCAGCCACCAACCATCAGCTTGAAGGGCTAGGGCTACACGCCAGGGTATGCCGCAAAGGTCTTTGGGTTTGAGGTTCTTTGGTGTGTTGTATTTATTCGGATATTCGGGCTGCCAATTTTTTGATCGTTTATCCTCTGATTGGCCACCTTTACCGCTACCCGCATAACTATCCCCTAAATTAAGCCACAGCGTTCCATCCTTCCGCAACACCCGCCATACCTCACGAAAAATCAAAACCATTTTTTCAACGTATTCTTCTGGGGTTTTCTCAAGTCCAAGCTCGGCTGGCTCGAAGTATTTTTGCAAATGTTCCGGTATGTCTTTTTTGATGGTCAACTCTTTTTTTAGTGTTTCTAATTCATCTTGTGTTAAATTTTCTCGCAACTGAACCTTATCTGGTAAATATGACCGCAACCCCCAATATGGTGGACTGGTTATGCAACACTGCACGGATTCATCAAGCATCTGCTTCATTATATCCCGGCAGTCTCCCTGAATGATCCTATTTATCATATCAGCTATTATATTCTCTATCAAACTGCGTAGGCTAATACGAAAAGCAAAGCACAAAGCCAGCCAGCAAAATAGTGAAACTCATAAATTTTTTTATGCTCGCTTACACCATATATAGCCAGAACTAAATTAAAGCCCGTTACCACGATTATAAGCGCATTAATTATATTATCGATCATATTCTCCTTCTTTATCTCCTTCTCAAAAAAGTGCGGGGCCATTGCGACCCCGCTATATTAAGGAGGTTATTGGCTATGATTTAATTTCTATGTTTAGAAGGGCGGGATTTAAGACCCCTCCAACTTTATTTGCTTCATCCCCTTCGCTATGAAGTTGTTCCTCTTCATTCCATTTCTTGCGAAATTCTTCTCCGCGACTGTGGTATTTAGATACCATTTGGGCTACGCAACCTGCCATAAAGGCAGTAATTCCTTCCGCTTTAACATCATCACAAGCCCGCCAAATAATTTGGCGGGCATCAAATTCCGCATCTTCATCTAAAATCTCCATAACTCTACGAGCAACATCCACGCAACATTTCCCGTAAGAGTCATCATTAATCTTAACACACTCATTCCAAATCTTTTGTTCTACAATAGGCATCTTTTGTCTCCCTTCAGACTATATTTTTTGGTTGTCTATGAGTTACTGTTCTCCACTGCGGCTGTCATTTCCGCCATCGCATCCTGTATCTTCTTTATATCCGCCTTGGTCAGCTCCGCAGTGCTCTTGATCTCTTTTGGCTTTATGGTATCGGCAATAAAGTCATGCGCCACCGTCTGCTCACCGTTGAAGAATTCGACAACTTTATCAAAGATGCTCTTGCCGATACTGCCAGATGCCTTTTTTGGGGGCTCATCGTCCCGTGGTGGCATTTCTGCTGCTTCGCCTATATGATTGGGTGCCTTTTCTTCTTGAGGTGGCTCAGGAGGCAATTCAGGGGTTAATTTGGCTTTGAGGGCTTTTACCTGAGATTGCCCTTTTTTACCTCCATCAGCAACTTGGATCTCTATCTGTTCAGGCTCCATATCGGCGGCCTCTTCTATTATGATCAACCCTTTGGTTGCATCAGCAAATCTATCTCTTAATGCCCATCCCCTGGCTCGCATCTGCAACATACGCCGTCTGTAATTCTGCCACGTACCAGGCTTTTTATCTAGGCCTGCTGCAACGGCATCTTTCAAACCAAAAACTACTGTATGGGGATCATGATTGCGCCTCTTAATTATGCAGGTAGCCTCTGTTTCTGTCTGTTCTTCTTTAATCCATTCGTAATCCGGGTGAACCTGCACGATAGCAAGCAGAGCATCGCCCCACACTGAGGGTCTGCCATTAATAACGGCAATATTCTGCACTGCCTGCATCGGGGCAAGACCGACCTCGGCCCCCATTTGGATGGCTATTAATACATTACCTGGTTTGTCTTTGTAATCTCTTGGCGCCAGATCTGATCCAGCTATCATCTTTGCCAGCTCCATTGCCTCAGATACGTTTTGAGGCACGATCTGAAACGGCCTTCCTACTTGCAATTCTTTACTCATAATTACCTCCCTTTTATTTGTTTTTGGATTTTTTTTACTTTAATACTGAATCGCCGATAACCTGCTCCTCGATATGTATATTTTGCATGAAGCTTAGGATGATCGGCCTCGAACTGTTTTGTATTAAATGCGAGTCTACCCTTAACATACGGCCAGCTAATCCCGTAAACAGGCTCATCAGGCATCTGGTATATTGCCCTGGATGCTTTGCCCATTACAGCTTGTATCTGGGCGGCGGCATCCTCTTTTCTTTTCTCGGCAGGGGCTATTATCTCGCTTGCCAGCAGCCAATCCATGATGGCATTGCCCATTTCATTATCATGCAAGGTAATCAATTCGCCATTGTCTTTAGGATATAGGCGGGCAAGTAAAGCAGTGTCAATCCCTGTTGCTATTGGCGGTATCTTCTTCAATACATGCTCGTGCCAAAACTCGGATTCTCGCTCAATCATCATGGTGATAAGCTCGTCATCCCGGGCAAAATCATATATCCTGAAATCCCTGCCACCGATAAGTACAGCGATACATCCCCAACTATAACTTGTAACAGCCAGATAGTGCATAAGTTGTAACAAATACATTTCAGGCACGCCGTCTGACCATTGATCCACCATATATTGATTGGCTGTCTTACATTCCAGAATGCCTATACCTCGCTGATCTGTAAGGATCTCTCTATCGACATTAGCCAGCATCCAAGCATTGTCAGGATGTGCCAACATCCGATTGACCCGCCTGATTTTGTTTTCTGATCGCTTGGCGTATTCTTGAGCGACTACCTCTTCTAATGTACGCCCCCAATACATAGCCTCGTTGTCAGCCTTATTCTCTAATTCGCCTATTTTATCCAAATAGACTTCCACCGCAGACTTATAAGGATTGAACCCTAAAATAGCCCCGACATCAGACCCGCCGATGCCTTTACGCCGATCCGCTAACCACTCTTCTCGTTTAATCATGGCTTACCTCCCTTTGCTGCATATTTTACTCTTGCTTTACATAAATCCATTCTAATATATTCAATATCTGTGTCCTCAATTTTATCTTGACACCATGTAATATCATCAAAAATAGATAATGGTTCACCCTTTGCCCCAACTTGAAGATATATCCGTGGTGGTGGTTTAAATATATCGTCTTTAGTATTCTTCATGGCTTCCCTCCTGCCACCCGAGACAGCATGGCTCTGTCTGCCTCAGATAAACGTTCCTCTTTTACCTGCGAGGCCAATTCCTCCTTTTCTCCCCCCGTATGCCAAACTCCCCACCGGTCTTGGTAGTCGTCTCTTGGTTTCCATCCACAAACAGGACATCTCTCTTCATCAGTATATGGGACATCATGCCACCGATGACAATCCTTACAGTAAAACCGTATACTATCATCGGGAGTCCCAGCCCACCACCTCTCTCCAGCCAGCATGGCTGATCTGTTTCTACTTTCTAATGATATCATTCACTCTCTCGCTATCAGCCTTTTTAACTACTTTGAGGGCCTTATCGATTGCTGTAGTTAAATCCGCATCATAAACATCCTCCTGAAGTAAAGTTCCTTCTCTGTAGCTATGTATATTCCACCTTCCCCCATACATAGTTATGGATAAACTATTATTACATTGTCGATTCAACCCCTCAATTATCTGTATTCCTTCCATCTTATTATACCTCCCTTTTTATTTTTACTCTCCAGAAACATTGTTTTTCTCTACTCCTATAGGCTCAACGGAAAGAATTTTAATCCCTTTCTTGATTCCTTTTTTCCAACAATCCATGCATGACGGTTGCTTCGTAATTTCTTCTTGTTGCACTTCCAAAATTACTACAGCCTCATTTTCACATTGAGACCATTCAGGAAGTCCTAGAGTAAAAAGACCTCCATGCCTTGTCCATCCTTCACATCTCACTTTTATCCCCAGTGACATCCCAAGCCTCCCTTTTTGGGTGGCAGATAGAATCACATCCATGCCAGGTCAAAGTCTCTTTAATTTGCGGCCCTATAGATTCAATAAAGCTACAAATCATTTCTGCTTAGAGTAGTTCTTCATCCTTGATTCCAGATTACTGTTCCATTCATACATTCACGGCATATATAAATTGCGAAACTTGCACAATCATGGGGCCAATATCCACCTTTACCTTTATTAGCATGTAGATCATACACAAATTGTGTAAAATCCCTTGGGTATACTCCTTCTTCTTCCATTCCTTCATGTGCTACAAATCCGATCCGTGCTTTTCCACCACATCTGCAACAAGATGTTGTTTCTGGAAATTTTGCCTGCCAGGTTTTCCCTAGCCCTTCTTTGCCTAATGTTACTTTCATTTTATATTCCCTCCTATTTTTTGATCTGTTCCTACTCTCCAGTGACATTATCTGCCTCCTCTCCTGCCACCAGTGAAACCGTTTCTTTAGTTTCATTGTTTGCCTCCTCGTTTATTGATAACTGCTCGGTAATTAGATCTCTCAACTTAGCAAGCTCCTTTGTAATGAGGGCAATGAAAATAGTGCCTTCTCTGAGTTCACCTTCATCTAAGCAAGTAGATAGATAATGTAGATGTCCCCTAAGTCTTGCTATATCTGTTCTCATAATTATCTCCTATTCGGTTTCTATTCTGGTTTGCAGACATATCCATACTGCTGAGTGATACTTGATTCAAGTTTAACTACTTTACATGTATCTGATTGCAGTTCTTTTGGGAAGTCTTCGGGAGGAGTTGAGATCCAAATAGTAATAGGATGATGCTTTCCTGTAAATTCAGCTATCATATCTTTTGCGCCAAACCATATATCTCCTAACTTATCTTCCCATAATCCAAGGCCTTTCCTCAACCATAGCCTTGCCTTGTGAAGATCCTCCATTGAACCAACCTTAATGGTAAGATTACTAAGCATTAAGATCTTTACCCCTTTTGGTGGGTCATCTAAGGTATCAAGTAACTTTATATTCTCTTGATACTTCCGTATCTCCTCTAAAAATAGTTCTCTTGCGGATATTTTCATACCTACCTCCTATTCCTTGGATAATCGTTCATAGTTAGTGGCACAAAATATACCGTTTTTCTCCCATCAGGATAATGAACCGTTACCTCAATCCTCATCTCGGTAAATCCATGATGAGCTTTAACATACATGATGATGTTCTCAGGCCCATTCTTACCTAGATTTATACAAGGCTGCCAGATATCGGTGCCCTTGCGCCACTTTTGCTGGATTCTACAGGTGTACCATGATCCTTCTGAATGAATCCTTTCCTGCAAGGAACCAGTCCAAACACCACCATAAGGCGATCCCGCATAGCAACATCTGGGCATGAACGCCGACGCAATGAACAAGATAGCCAGCAGGATTGCAATTTTTATCATTTCCTTATCAAACCAGGTCATTTTATTTTTCCTCGGTTGGATTAAGCGTTTGCTCATGTGACCAGGACATGAGATCGAGAAGAGACGCTTGAGATGGAAGTTTCCCTGTATGAGTAATAAAATCTGCTACTAATTCATCTACGGCTTTATGCAATTCAATATGTCTTTCTTTATGTTCTTTTTTGGTTAGCTTTTTCTCTTTTGTCATATTTCCTCCTCCAGAAATGCCACAATCTTGAGATACAGCTTTAGTGCCCGCCTCAAGATAGCGGATTTGCGTTTGCCCTGAATCTGGGTTTCTTCTACCAGACCCTCAAAATCTTCCTTGCTTAATCGGGTGGGGACTACATAGGATTTCTTATTTGCCATTTCTTTCCTCCTGCAAAAAGTATACAAACCCCTCCAATTTTTGTCAAGTAACTTTATATAGTAGGTAGGGAGTCCAAATGGTACTATATGTAGTAGGTGAACCAGAAGGGGTTAATCGCCAGGCAAAAGGTTTTCCTTTTTTAAAAGCTCCCCTATAACCGCCTCTTTCTCTTTATTGCTTGTGGCTGTCATAAACTCCTGGAGATATACTTCCCCGTGTTTCCGGGCGAGACCTACCATCATATTCCTATCAAATACATCCGGCTTTTTTATTAAAGCGATTACATCCTCTTTTGTCAAATGCTCGCCACGGATTATTTTATTAATGGCATCCTTTGCATCAAGAAGCTCTCTAACATTTTCCTTTTTTATCTCACCTTTTACTTCTCGCAAGTGCTCCCGAATCCCCTGATCGCTGACCTTAAGGAATCGGCCAAGAATGTTACTTGCAAATGGGAAATCCAATACCTCTTCGAGTTCAGATTTTACTCTGTCCACATCATCATACTTAAACTTATATACAATAGATGCCCCTGATTTGGCTGCTATCCATTTCAAAAAGGCCTCATGTGACCGCATATCCTTTGCTTCAAATATCTGCTCTGGTATCGCGTATCTCCCTTTAAAATGGTCATAGGGATTTAACCCAGAAGCATATTGGATAACACCAGCCAAGAGTTCTACTCCTGGATGTATAGTCGGGGCTTGCCCTGCCATATAATCAAACAAGCCTGTTGCCACATCTCCCCAATTCAATTTCTCATGGTTCAGTATCTTCCAGAATATACCGCCCATAAACCGACTGGTCTCGTCAAGCGGGACCCTAAGATAAACAGACTTGCCACTTTCAGTAAGCCCAAATGGGATACAAATATAATTGGTCTTATCGTATTCGCTCATACCATCGAAAATCTTTTTAGTCCCAAGTCCTAATAATCCTATTGATGCTGCGTACATCAAGAGCTTTGGAATATACGTATATTTCGCTTGCTTCCATATAAACTCACTAGGTGTATGCGAAAGTGCCTCATAGTCTCCACGATAGCCCTCTTTTATGGCATTAGAGAATAACAGTATATTGTTATATATAGGGTAGCCTCTACCTAACCTTAAGAAATCGGGAGACCCGCCACGTGCTCTTACAATATGCCCAATTACTTCTGAGGGCATCTCAGGGAATGTCTTTTTTAAATACAGATATGAACCAATTTTTGTTGCACGCTCAAAGCCTCTACCGACATTGGTAAAGTATGTAAAAAACATTCCGAAGGGTTTAATAATCTTGTTTTGAAATTTTAGGGGTTGTATGTGATACATTCTTAATAGCCGTTCTACTTGCTTATCTTCAGGACGCAAGCCTCGTATGTCGGCAACAGAGATGAGCGTGTTGCCCTTTAGCATCTCATCGGCAACTTTATCGGGCACATCAAAGACACTTTTAAACCCCGATTTGATTCCCTTTCCATAAAAAGGCAAAAATTTTGATATACTTGCCCGGGGGAGCATCTTAGAGGCTCTCCAGTAATCTCTAAATATATTAAACATCCAGAAGCCATAGTTTAGTTCAACAAAGGCCATCCTGAATGGTTGTACGGTTGCCCCGAGCATTCGAGCGATTATTTGATCCTCTATTGGATTCGCACCGAAGATCTCTGCTATATATTTATCTATATAATAACCCTTGACCTTGCCTTTATCCAGATAGACAAGCAAACCCTGCCTGCTCCCTGCACGCGGGGATTTTACTTCATGGAACCGCCCATTCCATTTCCGATCAGCCTCTTTTATCTCATCCGGGAAATAATCATTGAGAAAGGATACAACCGATTCTGCCGCTTTCTTTCTGCTGATAGACTTAATAAGTGCTAGGTCTTTCATTATAGTGGCAGTAACGGGATTTGAAATTTCATTGAGAGTCCCTATCTGCGGGAAAATCTTTGCACTTGGCCCTCTCCCGTGCCTTTCTTCAATATACTTAATTACATCGAAGGTTGCATAATTGTCAGCATCTCGCAGTTTCTTGGCGAGATCATCGTCCCACATATTCGCTTCAGTACCTTTATCTATTACATATTGATGTGTCTTTCTAAAAGACTGCTCTGCAACGTTTAATATTTTGATTTGTTCTTTTGTAAATAAACTTTGTATCTCTTTCAGCCGGGCCTTCGAGAGATTGGGAGTCCATCCCATTGGGTTAGCCATCTCTGCCCGCTCAGTAGATATCCTTTTGTGGAACAAATACTCTCCGAAATCATCCCAGGACAGCCCGCTTTTCTCTAAAGGATTGCTGACTTTAATCCATAACTCTCTCAAGAACCACTCGGCCTCGCCTCCACTGTAAGCCATTTCTTCAAGTTTATACCTTGGGTTTTTCCCTGCAGGAATATTGCGCTCTCCGATTTGCTTTACCTTCTTTAATAAGAACCAATTAGCATCTATCATATCACGAGCTATAAAATCTTTCACGGGAGGCCTTTCTAATGAAAGAGCATAGGCATCATCGCCCCTTCTGAACATCTCTCTTATATCCTTAACCCGTTTTTGCTCTACTTCGCCACTTCTGATATCGTCTTGGATCTCATCGTAAAGTTTTTTAACTTGTGGCTTTCTCTCAAGGTAATTAAAAAAACCTTCATAAAAGAGAGGGGCCTTTGCTTTCAGCAATCCCGGAGCATTTATTAGCGCACTAAAAGCATCCGCATAAAGCTCTGTAGATTGATATCGATATTTAGTGAATTTCGGATTTGCCGCCGGATCAAAGGGTTTCCACTCCCTAGATAAAGCCCTTAATTCGTTTGTTACTTCATCCAGATTAAACAATCGCCGTTTCTTAAGTTCTTTATTAATTAAGCCCGCATATTTTCTGGCAATAGTTTCCTTTGTAATTTCAACCGGGATTTTCTTTCCTGTCTTTTCGGTCACAACTTTAGCAAATCTTTTTAATTGCTCATGGACCTGCCCCTTCAGTGCCTCTTTAACTATATTTTTCTTTTCCAAGGTATTAAGCATTAAAATATAATCATACAGTTCAGGGTTTAATAACTTTGCTTTTTCTACTGCATTCCATATAGCTAAGACATCCTCCGAGCTAATAGGCAATTCCTTTTTGATTTCCTCATCGACCCATTTATTCGCTGATTCAGCCTTTACAAGTTTCTCTGCGATTCTCCGTATTCTATCCCTGTCTTTTTGTGTGAGTTCTCCAGGCATCCCAGGTGCTCTTGGCAATGTATGCTTCATATACTTTTTCAATACCGCAATACGCCCCAGGATATTGCCCCGTGACAATGTGCCTTCTGGCAACCAATCAACCAGATGCCCGATTTCATGGGATAGTATGGCGGCAGCCTCATCAGAGTTTTTAAATATTTCGGCTTTTAATTCAATTCTGCCTGTTCCTTTAGGGTAAAACAAACCTGCGGCCATTTTTCTCCGCAACGCTTTTTTAACAGAAGGATACTTACCTTTCAGCAAAGCATTAGCTATCTTTACTACTTCTGGCATTTGAATCACGGCACGTTCTAATGTGGCATAGCCACCTACATCAGCATATCCTTCAGGGGGAGGTTTTTCTTCTATAACAGGCGGAATTTCTTTTGCAGGTTTAGCAATGACAGGCTTCGGGGCTTCGGGCTTGGCTTTGTGGGCTTTGTTCCAGATATCGGTGAGTTGGGATTTGGTCTTGATTTGAGAGGGATCGAAAACTATCATGCCGTCAGGAGTCTGAACCTTCGTGATCCCTTTTGGCTCCAAGACTTCTTCCCATATCAAATGTGCCAATGTAGGCTGATCCCATATACCTGCATCATTAGTTGCAATCCTTTCAGGGGATACCTCACTTGCTAATGCCTCTGCTGTCGCTTGGTATTCCTGCAATATATCAGGATGTTTCTTGAACATTTCTGCAACATCAGCTTCAATGTCATAAGAACTAACAGCGTTTTTACTATCAGTAATTACCCGATGCTCTCCATAACTCCTGACAGAATCTTCGCCACTTCTTTCTACAAACATCTGATAACCAGCTTTTGAATCTACCGCCCGCCCAGATGGATCATTAGCGTATCTTACATATTCTCCCTGCCCCTCCACAAAATCCTCTGCCGTCTTGTATTTCTTCGCTTCTTCGATTAACGGCTCAGGGGCTTCGGCTTTGTAAGCCTCTATTATTTTGTTATACTTTATCTCGGCCTCTTCGGCTGTTTTAGCAGAAAAGGATGACTCCTTTCCTTTTTCGGTAACACTAAACAGATGTTTATTAAGCAAAGGGTCTTCTGTTTCATATTGGATTTTCAATCCCTTTGCTTTAAGACCTTCAGCAATAGTTTTGCCAATAATCTCCTCTTGAGCCTCTTTCTTACCAACCTTCTTTATTTCTGCCTCCCGTGGCGGCGTTTCTTTCTCAGGGGCTAGAGGTTTGCCTTTCCCCTCCTCAACAAATGGCGTGACGGGCTTCTCAGGGGGCATTTCGGCCTCTTTAGGGGCAAATTCACCTTCTTTAATGGGCAATTTGCCCGATACCGGTTGTATAGGTTCTTTATATGTAGGCTCAGGCCTTTCTTCTCCCATGCGAATGGTTGTTTCTCTTGCCCGCATAGCTTCGCTTTCTTTTATTGCCTCAGCCAATGTCATATCGCCAGCTTCTATTCGTCTATCAAGTTCGCTTAGATATTTAGCTTTGTTTCGGATTACAGTAGTGCGCCACCATTTTGAGTCTCTAACACTTTTTGCTATATCCTTAACAGCTTTAGTCCCTCCAGGAACACCATAAGCAAGCGGTTCAAGCACACCAAAGAGAACCGTATTAAGAAGGATTTGATCTTTATCTCCTCCTCCTGTTGCTGCTCCTGCCGTCATACCTGCAAGAATATGTTGAAAGGCTGGCCTAATACCAGGGATAGTAGATGCTGCCATCTTTGTACCTACAAAAATAGGGCCTGCTCCCGCCATCCATCCTGCTATTCCTGCCGTCCTACCGTATATCTCCTTAACCGCATCAGGAATAGTTTCTGGCATCCGCTCTTTGTAGTATTGTACCCCTGCTTCTTGAGCCTCTTGCGCTTTCTCTGCCGCCGCTCCTGCTACTCCAGGAATATGCTTTGCAACTCCTAAAGGAATATCTGAAAAGAATTGAGCCGCTTTCTGTAATCCATAATTCAACGTATTTGCTACATCCTCAACGGATTGCCCCATATCGGATGCCATGCTTTTGATAGTGTCGATGTCTTTGTCGATCTCAGGAAGGCGTATATTACTTATATCGAAACCGTACTCCGGTTGAACAGGTTTAAATGCTTCCTTGTCTTCTTCGGTAAGTGGGCCGACTCCTGGCTCTTTAGTGAAAATATCAGATATTACATCTTTGGCTTTTCCCAAAAAGGTAGGTTCTTGCCCTTGAGAAAGAATAGCCTCATGTCCATATACATCATAAAGTATGGCTTTCTCGATTTCACTTTCCGGCATATCATCAGGGAATTGAACAACCATCCCCTTGTCGGGTATCTCTACGACAGGCATAGGTCATTCACCTACTGGAACAAGTTTGCCATTTTCCCATATATGCGTAACGGTTGTATCTGCTGGCTTCTTTGCAGGGGCAGGTATTTTATATTCCCCTCTGTAATAATCTATCTCCTGATCTAAGGCATCCGTGATTTGCTTAATTCTATCCGGGCTTAGTTTTTTACCAACGAGACTTGTCATCAGCCCTGCCAAGGCACTGTTCTCTTTTCCAAGCACAGTTATATCTTCATTTGTAAGGCCTTGCGATTCTATCTTGCCTTTTAATACTTCCAAAGTCCTGATTTCTTTCCGTGCCCCCTCTGCATCTGTCACTTTGTTTCTTGCATTGGTTATCTTTTGTTGTGCAGTAAGCCCCTTTTTCTCTAGTGGCTTCTGAAATATTGTTGGCTTCCCCGTCTCAGGATCTCTTCCCCAAACCGTACCTTCCCTGAATAGTCCTTCTCCTGTGGCTTTAATAGGCTCCCCCCACTTCTTTTTCTCTATCTCTAATGCCCCACTCTTTTGTAACAAACCAATCATCTCGCCAAATTGATTTAAAGGCATGTGATATTTTTTAGCTATCTTCGCTATTCCTTTAGGCTCTACTTTACCTTTGCCCTCAGTAAATAAATCCAGCATTTCATCGCCTGCCCGCTTCATTATCATGCCGCTCATAAAATTGCCCCAGGCATTAGATGCGTATTGAGCAGACTGCATCATCTGCTGATTCGGATCTCGCTGTTGGCTTGCCAGTGCATTTATTACGCTCATGCGAATGAACCTCCTTGCCCACCATATAAACCTCCGGAGCTAGACACACCACTCGATGTACGACCACTTGGGTTCGAACCTTGAGTACTACTTTTCTGCCCTGGCCCTGGCACCTGTGCCATTATATTTGCTATAGTGTTCTTGAGTTGTGGTGGTTGATATCCGCTTCCATATAGCTGTTTCATAAAATCGGCCCATATCACCTTGCCTTCCGCAGACCTCGGGGCAGGTGTTACCTGCGTTTGCTGATAGCCAGAAGCACTGCTATCTGAAGATCCTTTTCCAAAAAGATTGCCTAGAAAAGAACCTGCTGTTAATAATCCGATTGTGCCAAGAACGCTCATATCACCCTCCGCCTCCCCACCAACCTAAGTCTTGCCCGCCTTGGTAGAGATTCATGCCTGTATTTGTCAGATTGGCAAGCGTGCTTACCTTCGTCATCCAGTCGGCCTCCGGTTGGGACAGGTCGCCAAACTGTAGTGTCGATGGCAATCCATATCGCCTATTCTCTTCGGCCTGAGCAAGCTGGTTCACAATATCGAAATATTGCATCTCCGGCTTATACAGAGGGTTCTCCTGCTGATATGCCCATTGCTCTGTAGGAGCCATCATCGAAGCGCCCATGCCTTTTTGAGCGAGAGCCTCGGTTATGCCAATATCCCGCACAGTTTGTCTTGGTACAAATGAGGCAGGAGCCGTCCCGCCCAAAGAGAATCCCACTTTGGACTCAGGGGCATTAAGCCTGTTTGCCAGCGCCGTTAAGGTATCGCCATATTTGCCTGTCGCCGCCTCCATCGCCCCCGTGTATGTGCCATGCTTTTCGCCCAGCCATTCCTGCTGCTCGCGCATCTTGTCGAGAAGAGGCTTTGTTTCTACATACTCATAATAATCGGCATCGCCAGGGTTAGGCGGGTTTGCTTCCCATTCTGCTAATTTCTTTTCTTGCTCTGCTTGCGCTATTTCTTCCTCTGTCGGGCCCAGATGACTAGCAAAATACTCTTCAAAACTATCATAACCTGGTGGTGCTGGTATCGTTAGGTTGGATAGGTTTATGTCGCTCCCATAATTGCCCCAGGCGCATTGCGCTACAGGCCCTTGGTAGTTGTAGCCCTCTTCTTCCAGGATGTTGCCGGTTTTTATGTCCACCACTACTTTAGTGTGTATTCTCATTATCGCCTCACATCATGCCCATAAGCATATTGGCGTACATCTGGTATGGAGCCATGGCATACGCAGGATATTGCGCCTGCGCTCCTGCCATCTGTCCCTGCATACCTGCCTGGTAGCCCTGTGCCTGGTTTGCAATCTGCCTGATAGTATTGGATAAAGTATCGCTTGCCACGCTTGAATTAATCATGCCTCTGCCTGCCAGGTTATTAATCGTGTTCTGAACGGCAGGCTGCATTTGCGTTTGCGCAAACTGGCCGATCCCTTTTTGTGCCTGTCCGTAGATATTCTGCATGTATTGAGGATAATTGTTCAGCATGAAATCGTATGCAGGCATCCCCTGATACATGCCCATTGGGATATTGAAATTACTTCCGCCCGTGCTTTCGTTCGCCATATCTTACTCCTTACTTATATTATCCGCATCCGGCCATCAGGCCAGCTATGTTTACCGGTATGTAAGTTAAGTTCATTAATACACCACCATTAATTCGCCTGTTGCTGTCCTGTAAACATCACCAGCCACCAACCCTCCCGCTAGGGCCGCTACATTGTTAGCATATACACCAAAAAAATCTATATGTTGCAAGCGCACCATCATAATATACTGGATTGAACCGTGAGAACCGAATGTATAGCCGGAACCAAATGTTGCAGCCGCTGTGCCGAATGTCTTAGCCGACTCCTCGTTCTTAGAAAATCGGATTGTCGCCGCTAAGTTAGGATCTGTAACAGTCCCCTCTATGTTAATTAACACTGTTCCGGGGGCTGAAACATTCGTCAAATCAACATCTCCATAAATATCCTGGAACCAAAAGTTGCGCACATTACCAGCAGCAACACTCTGGTTTAGATTAGATTTTATGACTCTACACATTCCGGTTGTAGTTGCTGGTAAATGAGTGCTGGACCATGTAGCTGTTCCTATAACCCCCTGGATGTAATATATTTCCTCTGCATCAAGCATATAGCCACCGGTAGAATCTGCATGAAATAGATCCCATGCATTAGTACTTTGGACAACGACTGTTTTGAGTTTAGACTGATGCATTCCTCTGTCCCTAATAACAGACCAGTTAGTGCTTGCTCTTTCTTCCACATAGATATTTTCAAGAGTAGTTTGATAACCATTGGTATCAAAAATAGGCACAGTAGGGTTATTAACTTGTCTAACTACGTTTACATTAAAGAATTTAGTACCCTGCACCTCGCCTCCAGCAGATCCATAAGTGTTATTAAAGCCAACGCTATAAAAGAAAGGCAAAGTCCAATTCTTTGCGGCACTATACACAGCCTTTATATTAGTGAAGGTTAAACGCCTCATACCATGCCAGGAAGTTGCAATACCGCTTTCTATATAAAGATTGGTAAACCTAATATCCGCAGCATCAATATTGCTAACAAATATGCCCCAATCATCTGTAGCCCCATACATCTGGAGATCTGTAAAGGTTGAATTGTTTGTATATCCAAGGAATATATTGCCATAGTTATTATCGAATATCAAATCCCTGCATATTTTATTGTGAGCCGATATAGTGTCTCCCCCAACCTGCATAGCATAGCTGGCTCTTTCTACCGTCCCACCTCCGGCATAGGCAGTAAATCCGGTTGTGTTGTCGCTAATAGTAAAAGTGTTGACTGTGGCATTGGCAACTATATAAACGCCATTTATGGCGCTTAAATCGGGATTGGCAGCAGATTGTACACCAGTTGCGTTTCTGATTCTCGCCAATTCTCCGTTATCTAATCCATGCCCTGCCGCTGTTATCATGCAAGGATTGGCAATAGTTGCGGCAGTAATATTGGTAGTTGATATTGCCGCACCCGCATTTATCTGCTTTACTCGTTGTACTTGTCCTGAATAATATACCCCAACCTGCGAAGTTACCAACAATAAGGAGCCATCAAGCGAATTCCCGTCCAATGTAAAATCTTCAAGGAGTCCTTTCCCGTCAAAGGTGATTAATGTTGTGTCTCCCGATAATCTCTGCAAGATAGTAGATTCTATCTCAGCGCCAGATAATCGCTGATCCCTGATTACATGGCCGCCAGTTGTTGCGTATGTTGTAGAAAGCAATCTGGTACAATCATATGCCGCTAACGCTTTTGTTATTGCAGCAGTCATATTAGTAGTGCCAGGGGTAGTATTCGTTGCCCACCATTCTACATAGTCATGCTCGATCGTGCCAGGGTCAAATACCACCGTCACATCGCTGTCAAACACCTGATATGAACTAGCCTCAAAACTCTTGAAAGTGATCGTATAGGGGCCAGAAAACAATGTGCCCTTAAGCGCCACCACATGAATATTAGACGGCACGGTACTATCAGCCGTAAGCGACTGTGTCTGGGATGTTACCAGCGTAACACTATCAGATCCTATGGCAGATACAGCATCGGCGAAGGAGGTATAGTCGCTTGCAAACTCGATATTCTCCATGCGGTCATCGAGCGCATTCATCTGATTGCGCATAATCAATGCGGTCATGTACTTATCTGACTGAGGCGTTCCTCTATCGTATCCTCTATATGTCATTTATATCCTTACATCCCCGTTGGAATTAATCGTTGCATTTGACTATTCCCAGCTCTTCTATAGTCAAGGGCTCTCTTTGCCTACTATATGCCTCTATTTCATAAGGTATATTTCTATACGCTTTGTAATGCTTTTGGTATTTAATAAGATTCCATAGATACCAACCTAAGTACTTCAGGCCAAAGACAATTAGGCCATCTTGCCGTATTTGGCCTATGTGAATAAGCTCATGTTTAATAAGAGTAGGGCAGGAGAGATAGTTTGGGCTCCTTACCCAGATATAGGGATATATTACAATTCCATTAATGCTATCCCATAATTTACAGTTGTACTTAATTCTTATCTTCATCATATCCCCGTTGGCAGGAAATAGCCGTCTGTATGGATTGTCATAACACAGCTATTACTGCTAGAATGTTTCACTTCAATTTTTTGTGAGGAATCGCATGAAACTCTAAATTGGCCTGTATAACTAACTAGGTTTAAATCAAACAGAATAGGAAGATGATATACATCATGCCCTGTGCCAGAACTCCCATTCTTTCGCCAATAACCTGTTACCGCAGGAATTGTAGTTGTACCTATAAAGGTACATAGTGCCTCAGAAGCAAACTTTGGCAAGGTTAATGTTTCATCTGTCCATGTATCATCTATATCAATAGCATCTAAATCAGTAACCTGGACATCATACTGCACAAAATCGCCGTCCTGCTGAAAATCCAACACATGAGAATCACTATCCGTCAGCACCGCGAAGATACATCTATCGCTCCCGTTATACCAGCCATGCTTGGAGGCAGACCATGCGGGCTCTGTCGTTACCGCCACTATTTCGGAATTAGTAATAACATTGGTAGCTGCCGTTACAATGGCCGAGTCGTCAAGATAGACATAGAACCAGTCGCTTGCCGCCAAATTCGTAGATCCCTCATTTGACCCTCCGCTGCCAAATTTAAAGGTCAAGGTCGAATCCCAATAAAGAATCTGATTCGTAGTTCCCCTATGATCGTAAGATGCAGGATATATACAAATCTCATCAGCGTCTTTATATGCGAATCTTGCCCTGTTCTTAAAACCTAAAAGGAGTTTATCGAACATATTCTCGAATGAAGTGGTAACTGTGCTGCTATCAACCCCCACCTTGGCTTCCAGGGCTTCTATCGCATCGCCACGGTTATTGTGATACTCCGCCTTTGGGTAATGTGTGCCATCAACTAAAGTCGAGTAACTATCCAGACTTGTTGGAAAATTCGTAGACATTTCATAACTCCTTCGGTATTGTTTTTATGTATATCCCCTGAAACTTAAAGGGCTTCGTTATTGCAAAATTGTCCAGCCCGATCTGTAACGACTTGAAAGAGAAGAATATTCGTTGCCTAACTGGTGTATCTTCGATAGCATCGCTCTTTGTAACTACTGCCGTGCCGGCCCCGTTTTTGTAAAAGCTCACATTGAATGTAGCGGCTGCACTACTGTCTCCGGACAGGTAGTATTCTGTAGCCAGGATAGCCCCGAATGGTACTTCTGTTACGCCCGTCTTTAAAGAATAATCAGGTTGGTTGCCGTCATCGTTTACGTCTGCTGATAATGTATATAGATATCCATTTGTGCAACCGATATAGAATGTATCGTTGATATATGCAAAAGCCGATGGCGTCAGATCTTTAAGTTCATATTCCGTCCAGGGATACTGTATCCTGCCTTTTAGTGGCACAGGACGTTTTGTATGACATACTAATATCTTGTCGTATCCGTTCAATTTTAGCAGGTATTGTCCATTGGCCGGATCGTAGACGGCAAATGCGCCTACATCCCAATTATCCTCTATAGTGGGCAATACAGGATCGCCCGCCGATGATTCCCTTAAATCGCCATAAAGTTGTGTGCCACTTAAGGGGAAAACGCCCGCTTTGTTTGCAAACCAAATATCGTTCCCCGTGCTTACAATACTGTCTCGATTGGAATACATATTATGATTGACAGTCTCTTGGGCAAAGACATCGGGCGATGTAACCAATATTTTGACAAGGTATGGCGATTGAGGCTCACCTATGGCATATAGATCATCGTATAGCACCTGCAAGCCGCCCAGTTTAAAGTTGTTTGCATTGTCATCTATCAGGCCGATATAGCCGCCGCCAAAGGATGTACTGTAATCAAAGATGCTATTGACGTTGGTGTATCTCACCCATCCGGGACTATCGGGATCTTTAAAAAACATCCTATTGTTTCTTGTCACTCCGAAACTGCCCTTTGGGGGTCTGCCTGGTTTCAGGCCGAATAAAGGAGTCCCCGTCCCTTCCTTCCACGATCCCTCATAATAATATTCTATAGTGGCCGTGGTGTCTTTATATACATTTATATAATTGTCAGCATCCCCATTTTCATATTCGACCGAGAAGAAATAATTTGTGCTTGGCACCATATCGTATCCTGTTGCGAAGGCGAACGTAATCTCCGTGGCATGCGTACTCAGCGAAGCGGAATCCATGGCAGTAGATGTAGCCAACACACTTGTCCTGGCCGAGTTATATACCTTGGCATAGATATTACCCGTTGGGCTGCCAACTGCCGCAATATCGCATCTAAGCTCTTTTGTCGGTATCGTATAACCGCTATCCCAATCAGATATGGTGACTCCGCCTCCACATGCCGTAACTGTCCCGTTAAGGCTTCGTGTGGTGTCCTGATCGTCATCGGTATAGTCGAACATATATCCATCGGAACCAGTGCCGTCATCGTAAGCCAGACTCAAATCAGAGCCATCCCAGTATTTAATGTAGGAACCATCAAGAACAACCGCATGGCCAGCGAAGGGGATGACTGTCGCATCACCTTCCAGTGTGCCTATGGACGTGGGAGCACCTGTTGCATCTATGTAATACAATTCATAATTGGCGTCTACTAACATAATATACTGGATTGAACCGTGAGAACCGAATGTATAGCCGGAACCAAATGTTGCAGCCGCTGTGCCGAATGTCTTAGCCGACTCCTCGAAAAATACCTGCACTATCTGTTTAATCGCCGTCGCATCTGTAGTGATAGTGCTTGTATATGCCGCTACCCCCTCTCTTGTCTCAAGCCTCCCAAAGTCGTTATATTTAAAGTTTGTCGCCACATCCAATTCGCCAGGCTCCAGTTGCTTATCGTTCTTGAGCCTGTTAATGCCCAGAGGAAAATTAGCAAACGGCACAGATTGTGTTTGCGCCTTTGGAGAGAAGGCTTTGCCTGTCTGACTTTTTATTTGAGGAAGAGGCACTTACCGCCTCCTGTACTTTATCTTCATCTTGGTCGGCGTCCGTTTCCTGACAATCGCCATAGCCGACCGCTCAAGCTCATTATATATCCCTGTAAAATCAGCCGCTATATATCCTGCCTCTATCAATGCCATGCTGGTCATAAATTTGCTTAGAGCCCTGTTAAACAAATCATTGTACGGCATAACTCCATCTAAGGCCAAGTCAGACGTTTTGGCATAAAAATATGTTATTATGCTAAATGTCCCGCCTACAGGTGGCAGAAACCCGATGCTGGTATCGGTTAAGTAAAACATAGTCGGTGTCGAACTGTCCCGTACATTGCCGATATACTCTACCTTTTCGCCCTCATCTACAGGGCTGAGAAAGGCATTGCCACAATAAACCCCTGTCTGCTCCGAATTCACGCCTTCAAACATCGCTACCAGATCCGTCATTGTATAACTTGAGAATCCATATAAATCCGTGCCCGATGTAGTGGTAATAGTAGACGTATCAACGGCCAGCCTGCTTCTGTTCTCAATCAATAGTTGCCTTAAATAATCCAGTGCATCATTGAGATACACAAGCAAGACAGCGTCTGTCCACTGTGTTTCATCAGGGTCTTTCTTCCGTGCAATGCTATTATCTATTATGGTCTGAGGGGTCGTTGACATTGCGCCTCCTTAAATCTCCTTATCTTCTCCGGAATATCTATCGGGATGGGGTATGTTTTCGTGAGGATTCCCATCTTTTCAGCCTTATTATAATATTTTAAAGTTTGCTCAAAATCGCCTTTTTCCTGGTAGATAGATCCTATCAGATAAAGCAATATGCCATCCTTGGGGTAGGCTTTTAGCCCGACTTTTAATTCCTCGATAGCTTTATCCCGTCCGCCCCTATTCACCATTCTATGGCAGTAGCAATCGGCCACCAAATGAAGGCTGTACTTTGCCCATTCGCTTGGGCCTTTACTCTGACATTCTCTGACATTCTTAAGGCAACTATCGTAATCCTCAAGCTGGAGATAACTTGCCGCCAGATTATAATAATCAGTGCTTGAGCCATTGCCGTTATTTACTAATTTCGATAATATTTTAAAATTCCGTGCTGCTTTTCTCTTCCTATCCGTTATTGTAAAATAGCCGAAATGCTCTATGGGAATATTGGCTTTGTGTACTTTAAGTCTCGCCCGTACCATCGACGGAGTGAGTTGTTCGTGTATCTTGCCTTCCCATAGGACATCCGTCCTGTTAGGAAAGATACGCATCTGCCACGCATTAGATGGAGATCTTTCCTCAAATCGGTTCACTAACTTCAACATAACGCCCATATCCCTGCTGAGGGATAGTTGCGGTTTAAGATTCATAAGTCGCTTTAAAGAGTCGGGTGGCATCCTATCATCCGCATCGAGCCATAGGAGATAATCTGATTGGGCTATATCTTTTGCTTTATTTCTCGCGCCCGCAAAATCATCTCTCCATTGGTATCGTCTCACTTTGGCTCCGTAGGACTTGGCTATTTGAATTGTCTTATCGGTTGAACCTGTATCTACCACTACGATCTCATCTATAACATCACTCTGCAGATCACTAAGTAAGTGCCCTATCCTGGCCTCTTCATTCTTTGCGATTATAGTAACTCCGATTGTTGCCAGCAATTTGGGGTCTTTTGGGAAATCAGGCCAATTACACCCAAATAATTCCATTGTCGGAGGGACATTGCCCTTGCCATAGAAATTCTCTAATTTGGCTTTTAATATGTTTTGACTTTCCTCTGAACGCTCATTTGAGTTGCGTATCGAAGCAATAGAGCGTGTTATATCGGGTTTATGGTAGATAAAGACATCGGTGGCAATAATAAGTTTGTATCCGTTAAGTCGTAGTCTAAATGAATATTCCAGATCTTCGTTGCCAAAGAAGAAATCGCTGTCCAGCATACCAATATGATCTATAACATCCCGCCTTACCAACAGACAGAATCCAATCAGGAGTTTGGTCTCCAGGCTTTTCCCTTTATTCTGCCTATATATCGTCCTTGCAAATGTATCGGAGTCTATCTCGCCTAGATTCTTCTTAGTGTAATGGTGATCGAATCTTTGATACCCTCCTACATAATTAGAAATCGGCCCCACAGCGCCTACATCGTCTTTGAAGTGCGCCAGCATACGCTTCAGCCAGTTCTTTGTAACCACCGTATCGGGATTAAGCAAAAGCACATATTCGCCCTTAGCCGCTTTTATTCCCCGATTACATCCCTTGGAGAACCCTTCGTTTTCATCATTCAAAATTACTTGAGCATCGAGGCTTGTATGTTGCAAATATTCCCGTGTTCCGTCGGTAGATGCATTATCGACTATGATAACTTCATAAGGAGTATGCGTATAATCCTTAATGCTGCTGAGGCATCTAGGCAATTCAAAGATGGAATTATATGTCAATATAACAATGCTTACTTTAGGTTTCTTCATCCAGGCACCTTTTGCATACATAAAATCCGTCTTGATAAATGAGTTCATCTTTGGGAAACTGAAAACCACACCTGTCGCATACGATTGTCGATGTAGTTACCGTGCTTGACTCGCCGCCAAGCTCACTTATCTGAGTTATGCTCGCAAGATATATTTCACGCATATTGTAAATAAAGAGGGGCGCAAGGCCCCTCTAAATTATGTAGTTCCAATTGCCATCCAACCGCAAGTGATGGTCTCATCCGAAGCCGCCGCCGCTGTTTCATCCCATACTTTCAGTATGATGCTACTAACGGTTGTCCCGTCAATCGCCGCCGTAACAGCAGCGGATACAGTGGTAGAATCCTCAGCCATCGAAGCAACCACCACATTTACCGTTGTAAGTCCCGTTGCAATAGTGAGTATGCCAACAACATCGGCAGTATTCATGGTCATAAGTTTTCCGGCAGTAATAGCAGTAATAGCAGTTCCATCCGTATTTGCGCCATCGGTAACATTCAGTTCTAGGCCACTTGCCGTAATTGTAACTTCGCTTCCAAGCGCCCCAATTCCTAATGTCTCAGGACTAAATTTTGTTACCCGTGTCCAATCAGCCATGATTCCCCCCCTTATGCGCCAGCATCCTTAAAGATATTCATCGGATCTGCAACTTCTATACTGTTCCTAAGCGAAACCTTGAAGAGTGCATCACCTGTGTCGAAGTCTCCTTCTCTTGCAAATACTGCCGGCTCCCTTGTGAAGTAAATCGGGCCTCTTGCCGGGTCTTTCTCGCCGATGTAATAACGTGCATTGGTATCCGTGACATAAGGCGAAGTATAATAGGTCAGCTTTGGCCTAGCATTTCTGAACTCGTTGATCGCCCTATTGGCAGTCGTAGGGTTATCAGTAGAATTAAACAGTTTTGCCAGATCCCACTCAAGAGCGGAATTAGCAACAACTATTCTACAGCTCCCCTTCCTGTTGATGTACTTGCCTCTATGATCCTGAAGAGATTCGTACTGAGCAATATCGGTTTCCAGAGAGTCCAGGCTTATTGCAGCCGCCGTGCATAGATTGTCATAGGTTGAACCATCCAGTCTGACATGCTCGTCATAAAAGACAACCTGGCCGTCAGCCGCTGTCTTGGTTATGCTGTTGAGCATATCGAATGCAATTATATTGATTGTCTCAGCCGCAGATTTACCTAGTTCGGCCGCAATTCCTTCCATAACACCATAGAGATCGTCCGCAATGCATTCGGCGGTAATCCGCACTCCCGATGCCCATGTTTTGTGTACCCACTTTTTGGGTGGCCCCTGGATACGGGCATCATAAGTGATCCCTGTTCCTTCAGGCTTTTCCGTCAAAGCTCCAAGCCCGCTCATGTATCCGATTTCTTCGTAAGCAGCCTTAGATTTTTTAACCGTGAAAAGAGTTCTCCACGGTTCCCCATACCGTTTGAAATTACTCACAGCGATCATAAAGAGGCCAGGAGTAATCACATGATTAAATCTTGATCTAGTTTCAGTAGCCATTTATAGTCTCCTTATACGCCCTGAGTGATTGTGCTGCCGCTAAGTGAATGCTCATGGATAACCACAACTACGTCCTGGTTAGCTCCCCAAGCATTGCCCTGTGTTTCAAGCAAGCCTAAAATCTTTAAGTTAGCATCCCCCGTCGATACTGTTGTTATGTAAGATGCTGATATACCCGTATAGGTGCTTGCATCGCCCAAAACAAGATCCGCTGTTCCGCCGACATCGACAGAACTGAGCGCACCAGAACATTTAACTGCGTATCTCTGTTGCGGGTCTGTAATAACCAACGCCTTATAGGTATCATTACTCGGTGTACCGCCAGGATAATAACTCACGGGTATTCCGTCAGCATCTACAACGCCAATACAAACACCAGCATTATCTTCATTACCTGCCACAGCGAGAGCAACACCGTTAGATGCAACAATCTCTACCACATCGCCGTAACCCATTATGCTGGTAGTCGGACTGATATTGAACATCTCTGGAGGTCTAACTTCCTTTCCTATGGGCTTCAACCCATATTTTCCAGATGAATTAGCCATTTCTACTTCTCCTTATCTTTTTTTATTCGGCAAAATCTACTTCGCTCCCTGGCTCACCTGGGGGGATATTGAGAGCTTCGGTACTCCCCGTGTGGTCTGTCACAGCCTGTGTTTGCTGGCGTCCTATTACCTCATCGCCTTCACCTGATTTGTAAAAGCGAGAATCTTCTTTTTTCTTATCCTCAACACTTCTGAGCAGGCGTTTGTAATCCATGCCCTGTTGTTTCATCATCTTATTCTTAACATATCTGGGCATAAACAAAAGCACATGCCGTGTATGTCCGTGTCGTTCTACGGCCCCCGATGGGGCAAACTCGATCTCTGGTATCCAGGAACATTTTACTCTGCTGCATATTTGCCATCCAGCCGCCTGATACTTTCTAAGCATTCTGTCTGTGGCTTCGCAGAAGACAAAGGCGTGATACTTTTTATCCTCTTTGCAGGATTCGGGAAGTTCAAACATAGAATAAAATCTTTCATGTTTAAGTACGGCTCCCAATTTAGGAAAGACCATCTCTTCCTGTTCTTGCAACAGGCGTTGTATTGTTTCATCTCCGCTATTCAACATATGGTGAACAACTTGCGGGATTTCTTGTTTTATATTTTCAGCCATTTTGTTCTCCTCCTAAATGTGCAAACTTCGCATATTCTTTAGGGTTATATCCTTGCTCCTTGCACCAGGCTCTTTGGGTAGGCGTTAAATTATCCGCACCGCCCTGTTGCGCCCCTTGACTGTGCGCAACTCCTTGGCCTAAAATCCGCTCTTGCCTGTTCCCTTCAATCTGAGTGTGATTAGCCATTGTTTTGAGCTTTTCATTTTCGAGAAGAGTATTGGCAAGTTTTACATGAGTGTAAAACATCTCAGGATTATGTTTCAGCATATAGTCGATTTCATCCTGGGTATTATTTTCAAACAACATCGCTTGACTCTTTTTGAATAATGCGCTGTCCTTACTCGTGATATCAGGGAACTCAGTATTTAGTTTGTTGTTTGTCTTTGTTATCCTCTCCTGGAAATCTGCGACTTCTTCCGAGTCGGGAAGAACATCTACCGGTTTGGCCGCTATCTTATCGTCCTCTGATGCTGGCGGAGTTACGGCATCTACAATATCTTCCCTGAGCACGCGGTCTCGCTCCGGTTCGTAATTATCAGAACCAGCCTCTTTCAATCCTTCCAGATAAATGCGGTTCTTCTCTCGCTTTTCTGCCAGGTCGGCCTTTTGTATGTCTTTTTTCCGTTGCTCCTCCATGAAGGCAAGCCTTCGTTGTGTCTCCGCCAGGTTTGCATCAGATCTAACTCCTTTTTCCTTAAGCCTGCCAATTTCTACTCTCTGTGCCGCAAATGCCCTGCTCGCAGGCGTACTAGCCGGAGACTCTTCCGGTTTCTTTTCAGATTCCTTTTCCTTGGGTTCCGCCTTCCCCTCTGTTGCTGTCTCTGTCTTTTCTTCCTTTCCAGGGAGCTTGCCTTCTTGACTGAGGGTGTCAGATAAAGATTCGTCGGTTTCTTCTGTCTCAAAGAAATTATCGACTTTTTCTTCTACGCTCACTTCTTCGATAGCCATTGTCTTTTACTCCTTTCCCAATCTCACGTTTAAAGTCTGTGGCAGACTACAATAAAAAAAGCCCTCTCGGTTTCCCAAGAAGGCTTGTTGCGTGCTCGGCTTAAATTTGATGCGTTAAAGAGGCACCAATATGTTATATTATCTTTTCCCTATATAATTTCCCCCTTCTGTATCTTCTCCAGCAAAGACACTAATTGTTTCAGGCTTCTAAGTAAAGCCTTAATTAATTGGTGCACCTCACTGCTCATGTATAAACACCTTTCTCCATATACTTAATATTATCTGCATCGACTTAGTTTTTATACTCTCCCTCTTCTCTTTCGACACATATAGTTCCGGTAACCGCAAGATAGATTCATTTTCAGCGATAACAGCATTCAGAGCGTGAATAGTAAATAGATTTTCCTCCAATGTAATGCTATCCTTGCATTCCATCATGGCAAAATTATGCAGCATCCGCACATGATTCTCAAGCCGAGCCTGTAAATCCTTCTGATACGCAACAAAATCAGGATTAAGCATTAAATCTATCTTAGCCATTAGTCCTCCACCACCGTGCCAAGAATATCCCCCTCGGCAATAACCGTATAGGTTTCCCTTTCAACCAGTATATCCGTGCCCGCATATCTGGATACAAATACATACTCGCCTGCCTTTATATCGACAGGCCTTACCTTACCTAGCGCCTTGTTAAATATCCCTGGGCCTACCGCAAGGACTTTGCATACCTGTTGTGTGTCCTTTGCAATGTCCGGTATAATAATTCCGCCGGATGTTGCTTCCTCTTCCTCGATTCGCTTAATTAATACATAATTTCCTTTTGGCATAAACTTTTTCATATATCCTCTCCTTCCCTAAAGGATTATCCCGTCTGTGTTCCAGGGCTTAAATATGCCTCTACCCAATCTTTAGCCATCTTCTTTCTTAAGTTAATAATAGCTTCCTTTATATCGTCATCCGACATAAGCTGTGGGTTCATCTGCTTTATCTTCTCTGCCTCTGCCATATCCATGAGTTTGCGTTTCTGCAAGGTATCAAACACACCCTTAAGCATCTCAAGTTGTTTTCTCGGCTCCATCATCTGCTCTTTCATATCGGACTTCATAATGCTGTCGGATACTTGTCCCTGCATTTGCTGCTGTTTCTGCTGCTGCTGTTTCTGCTGCATATATTGTTGTATGACCTGTGTAATTTCCGGATTCTGGCTCACAGCCTGGAGGATAATCAGGAAAGCAGGATTGATAAATTTCTCGGGATCTTTTCTCTGGTAAGTATGCATCAATTCTTTAAACATCTCCACTTGGTTTACGAAAGGCATCTGTCCTACAAGTTGCATAAGCTCGACTTGTTCCCTTCTGTCTATCATCTCGTTATGTGCGCTATCGGAAATACAGATAGAGAAATCAAAATCGCCTTGTAATGCCGTAACATCGACTTGCTGAAAATCTTTCCCGCCCGGAAGTTGCATTATTGCATCGACAGGCATAAACCAGGCATACAAAAGCATATCTTGCTTTATGATCTCTTCCAACTGCTCTTTAAGAGGTTTGGCCTGGTAATTGTGTTTTAACTGTCCTTCCTGCAAGATCATCTTCATACCTGCAGCTGTGCCCGCTCCTTGCCCCATCTGAATATCTTGAACACCGGAAGTATAAGAACTTACTGCGATAAGCCTTTCAAGAAATGCCGTTATGAGATTGATATATTCTACGAAAACCTGTGCTGTTACGCCAAGCTGAGGAAATAGAATGCTTCTCGGGTCGCCGATAACGGGATTAGCTCCTCCTGGCTGTATTTCCAGCTCATTGGGCAGTCCCGTTACCCCTTCATTGTAGAAGAAGAACGGCGCAATCTGGATAGTACCGCTATCGATCATCTGGTTGAGCAAATCATTGATCGCCTTGGCGTGATGTCTGACTTTGTGAGGAATACCCGTTCCAAATTGTTTATCCCCATTAGAGAATAGCAGAAGACGTTTTATCGGTTTCACATTGTTATAATAAACCTCCCGCATGTACTGTTTCCGTATAATTGTGTGGCTATCCTTTGTTATGGTTATTATACACCAATCGGGATCATCACCTTCTTTAAGAGCAAAGTAAGGGATATATCCCTCGATGCATTCTATCTTCTTTCTTGTCCGTTCGTCCTGTATGCCCAGTCTGGCAGTATCGGCAGCCAGACTATCAGAACCCCGCTGCTCTGTCTCTTCATCGAGTAACTTTTCGGTGATATTGATATATGGCCCTTTGCCCCCGGCCTTGGTGCTCTGCTCCTTTAACTCATCATACGAGATCCATATGTCCCGCAATGTCGGGCTTCTGTCCCACTCAGGCGTTTCGTCGGGCCCATAAACCTTTTCCATTGTTACAAGTTCATTGACTACCCTGAATACTTTTTCCTCTTTATCGGATACTTCATCAACGAGCTTTTGCTCTGGCTCTATCCCTGCCCTCGTAATAGCTTGAAGTTGCACTTCGTCCGTTACTCTCTCGCCTGTAGTAGGATCTATGAGAACCGTTCCGATAAATCGTTCTTTCTGTTTAACCAGTTTCTCTTCATAATATGGGAATATATATTCTGTGCCGTCTATCAATAATTCATGTATGTACTTTGGGATATGTTTTTGCCATTTTATGTTATGCATCAACGCCCATTCAACAAAGCCTTCCACTCTCGGCGCTAACTCTACGGATTCCTTTTTGTTGGCTTTTATTTCTACTATATCCCTTTCTTTGCCGATCAAGGCATTGACTATCCGAGGTTCGATATTATCAAGCACAATGGCGGAAACCATCAAACTATAATTGGCACAGTCCGGCCATGGGAAATCCTTTGGCTTTCTGTAGCCATCGTAATCTTCCCTGCTCTCTTTTGCCTCTTTCATTATTTTCTCTCTGTAATCAGAGTCATGGTATTCATCGTAAAGATCGACCAAATAGCTGACTATTGGGTCTTCATCGTTACCTAGACGATCCCTTGTCGTTTCCGTTGCGTATTCTATTGCCATTCATTATCCTCCATATCCACAGGCTCGGCGATTTGTTTTAGTTTTCTTATGTTTAGAGCGAGACTGTAGCATCTGTATTCCCTGCGCCAGACTTTGCATTCCGTCTGCTCCGTGGCAAGCCCAATCGTGCCTTGGTTTATCCATGAATGTCTGCATTTTCTCGTTAAATTCTTTTCTGTAGTTTTCAAGACAGGATATGCCAAGTTCACATTTTTTGGCATCAAACCAAAACCTCTGAAAGAGATTCCGCACCATCTCTATCCCGTCTTCCTTTGCTTCTACTCTGGGACAAACAATAAAGTCAAGCCCAAGTTCTCTTGCCGTCTGCCTCCGTGTCTTACCTGTAGACAATGACCGCACTTCTATATCATGTGGGCCAAAGTGCATCCCATAAACGTATTCTTTATTCTGCAAATATTTTGCGTAATGCTTAAGACTTTCCCCGCTGTTTTCATAGTATTCTATAATATGAATCTCTTGTCCAACCAACTGAAAGAACCAGATAGAGGTACTATCATCCATACCAAGATCCCATGCCGTGTGAACCGATGTCGCGGGATCGTAAGGCACATTGCAGATTCTTTTCTGGCGTTTAACTTCTATTATCCACTGCCCATAGTATGCGCCCTGTACTTCTATCAAATCCCAACTACCATCCCGCCATGCACGTTTAAGATCCCCGGGCAAACCGTCAAGGAATCTGATATAACCAGGATCTATATTCATGAGGTAGGGATTATCATCCACTTTTGCGGGAATAAATACCCGTGTCCTTTTTGTGATAGGATCTTTATATGGCTGTCCCGGAGTTGCCACATCAACAAATCGACTCTTTACCCACTTATGCCCTGGCCCTCCTGGGTTCGTAGTGGCAAAAACCTGTGGCGGTAATCCAACCACTGTGCTTCTGCAAGATGATATTAATTTTAAATAACTCTCCTGTATGGGGATCTGCGTTAATTCTTCTATAAGTATGCGCTGGTATTCATGCCCCTGGTATTTCTCATAAGCATTTTCGTCCTTCAAGTGCCCTGTTTTAATATAGGCGCCGCTTGGAAACTTAAAGATGGGGGGATTCCCCACTGTTGTTACCCCTGTTCCCTCATACATCCGTCTCGCCCTGATTACCCAATCCGTTAAATCGTCAGCATTACGCCTGATTACCAGTTCGGCAAGTTTGGGGTTGTCAGTATCATAAAGTAACCAACCGAAGCCTGCATCCGTTTTACCTCCACCCCTTGCGCCCCCGTACATGACTTCAAACTCATCTCTGATCAGGGCTTCACTTTGTTTTGGCGTTGGCACCCAATGCGGCTTTGCTTCCTGTTCCATCTCTTTTCCTATCTATCTTCCTCTCCGGTAAAACTACCACGCCTATGGTCTTGCCGTTTTTGCCGCTAATGGATACATCCTTTGCATCTCTCCATCCGCTACAATTCTTAAGGGCAAAGTAGACTGTTTTGGCCTCATATTCCTTTGCAAGTCCCAATGTCGCTAATTTGGCTTCTTGTGCGGCTTTGGCCTCTTCGTAAAGCTTTCCACATGTTTCAGGCCATTTTTTAGCCCATTCTCGCAAATTCTTTACATAATAACCCCGGTCTTTAGTAAATCTAATGAAGAATATCTGTTTGGGTTTCTCGAAGTCGTGAAGCCACTCAATCAGCTTCTCGATCTCCTTTTTTGCCTTTGGTTCCGTCCATATTATTGGTGGTCCATGTCTTGCCATTATTAAACTCCTAAATCATATATGCAATCAGCGCTGATCCTCCTGTGCCTGAGAGCTTTATTGTTATTCCATTAGTTGCGGTACGATATGCCTGGGTTTCCCCGCCCATTAATTCGTCGCCTTTCACCAGCACATACGACAATTCAGTCCCTGTTACGGTTGTCGCATTGTCATATACAGTCAATGTGGCGGTATTAGTCCCATCAGTATATGCGATGGCGCTCATCAGAATGCCTGGTTTAGCAAGGACTACCGTTCCCGACTGTCCAACAGTCATTAATCCCGATGATGTTGTTAAGGGAAGCTCGCTTGTTACCGGTCTATGTGCAGTTGCCATAATCTATCTCCTTTTCTTCTTTTTTTTCTTTGGCAAACCCTTTTCCTTTGTTGCTGCAAACTCATGGAGTTGGGTCTTTGTCATCTTCGTTACGGCCCGATTACGCTTATATACCTTTTCAGGATGATGTTTAGCGAGGCCCATTAATTTGCGTTGCTTTTTACTTTTAGCTGGCATGATTGTCTCCTCTTATAATATTATCCGTATTCTCCATAAATCTCCCTTGGAACAGCAACATTTCCCGTCCCGGGTTTAGCATGACTCCATTTCTCTGAAATAATCCCTACATTGTCCCACCAATAAATATTATATTTCCCTTCATCGAAGATACTTTTAATATAATAGAAATCTCCCATCCGGGGAGCCCCGAAACTTTCAATATACTTCTGGAAAACTTCATTTTTAGTAATAATGCACCCACCCCCGATATGTCCTGCAATAGGATACTTTCTCCAAAATTCATCGGAAGGATAAATCGCCCCGCAAATTCTGGTTCTTAGCATAATGACATCGGGGCAATTATTAACTTCCACGGTTGTTTTTAAAGATGCAATAAATTCATTACTTTGTATATAATCATCATCATCCATTAACATAACATACTTTCCTTTTGCTCGTGATCGATGCACATAAAACTGCTTATTAGCCCAATGCAGCCCTTTTCCCACATCATCAACTATAAAAATCTGCTGCCAGTCTTGATCCATCTGATTCTTTAAAGATTGCATATTTTTCTTTAATCTATCCGGTCTTTTGTAGCATCTCGTTATAATTGTAAGGAAAGGTTGTTTCATTTTAATATCTCATATATTTCATCTTTCATCCCTGGAAAGTGCTTATCTAACCATTTATTAGGTGTATCTATTTCCTTAATGTATACTGTATTTGCTTTTATAATATGCTCCCATGTATCTGCCATATCCCAACTACCCTTAGGAGACAAGATAACTCCACCAACTTCACAAGTCTTTCCCCTTGCTTTCATCAGTATTTTCCACATTTCTCCATCAGGGTATATTCGTTGAATAGTACCATAAACTTCCCAATCCATTCTATCTAAATACTGTCTCGTAAAAGCCACACCAGAACCAAAAAAATCTACCCTTGTCTTATAACGTATCTGATAAATAGCTTTTGTTTTAGTCATATCCCATATCACTTTAACACCCAAAGCATCATATCCATCAGCCTTTTCTATACATAAGGCATTATAATTTAAAGCAAGTAAATCATCGCTACCTGTTACCATAACCATATCAGGGTTATATTTTCTAGCCTGAAAGATTCCAGCCTGAATTTTCACTCCAAGTTTATTATTACTATAATGAATATATTCCACACCACACCTATTCGCTGTTTCCTCGTCTTGAGGACAACTACCCACTAAAATAATTTTATAGAATGGAATAGTCTGTCTTTTCAAATAACTTATTACCAGCTTAGTTATTTCTGGTCTTTTGTAAATAGGTACAACACAAATAACTTGCATAAATATCTCCATTCTAAATCCATTGTCTATGCTCAAGACAAGTAGCCAAAATATGATTAACTGCTAGACCCTTACAACCAGATGGACAAAGAGAGGTATCAGCATTTCTTAGTACGTCTTGCCGTTTGGTAGAATAAATTATATTAGATAAGGAAGACTCTCGTAAGTCTCCAACTTTAAAACGAGGCCAAGAGCATGTACATATCCAACATTCTCCTTCTACTGTAATAGACATATGAAAGTTACCGAAAACACACTTCGGTGGCATTGAATACTCTGCTCTATCTTGGCGGATTATTACCTTAAACTTCTCCGTTTCTTGCATTTTAATTACTTCTTGTTCTTGGTTACTTATCCATATAGTACGATTATTTTCATCTGGCCGTATCTGTAAATAATTTACATTCTGCCTTTTTGCCCATTTAGCAAGACTTACAAGATTACTACGATTCTCCTCAGTTACAATAGCTTGAACGCCTGTGTAAGTTTGTCTTGTGGAAGATGTAATGTTTTCAAATAAACATATAGGCAAAGGAACTCCTCGAATGCTCTCATATATATTGGGACTCACAGAATCAATACTAAATTTTACCCACTGGAAATAGTCAAAAATATCAGAGGACACTTTGACTGCTCCATTAGTAATTAAACCACATGGAATAGATGTTTTATTAAAAAGTTCGATATGACCTAATAAGGGTTCACCTCCTCCACAAACAGAGATACCCTCAACACCAAGTTCGCTAGCTTGTTTTAATATATCAAGTAACATGTTCTCAGTCATTATTACTTCATTGTGTTTAGCTGTGCAATATTTACAATGTTGATTACATTTATTAGAAGGTTGAATATCCAAAGTAATGGGGATAACGGGATCTCCGTTCCAGAATGCTTGTAATCTGTCTGGATAGTTTAATAATTTTGAAGCATTACCTATCATATCATCCCCCTATGAGTTTTTTAAATCCTGAACCTATAATTTTCCAGAATATACCTCCCGCCACTGCCTCCCCAAGGGCATCCAGCAACCCATAAGTTGTTGCTAAACATGCCCTCTCCGATGCTGTCACCGGCTTCTTTGGGTACGCTCCAAGACTAACGACTGCGAACCAATTCAAATAACGTCCTCCTCTTGAAGCCTAGCTTCTTACCTTTTATTCTCATATTAACAATCTGATTGAATCTCTTTTGCAATAGCTTGGTCGATTCAACCTTATTTTCTATATCCACCTCGAACACCCTTTTGAGGATATGATGAATAACATCCGTCCCGCTGTTGGTTATCCCACAACCGCAGGTGCATCCTGTAAGAGAGAACTTTCTGCCGTTGGCAATCTCAGAAAAAACCTCGAATAGAATCAGGTCTACTATTTCCTGTCCGATTCCTTTAGCGGCTGCCTCCTTCCTGATGTACTGAATGGAGACACCAAAGTCGTTGTTCTTACTATAGCCTTCATCCCGCCATAGTTGTTCAAAGTCTACATCGAATTCATTCTGAAACTTAGTCTGTAAATCTTCAATCGCTTTTATCATTGCACCATCCTCTTTCTGGTAGTGGTTGATCCATCCGAGCTAAAGGCCGCTGCAATCGAGCCGATTAATTCATTAGCGTCATTATATTGATTTGTAGCCCCATCAGCTTCGGTAACTTCCATCTTATTTACCAAGGCGATCATCAAGTAGTCGAGATCTGAGCCTGCCGCCTCTATTGCTGTTTTAACTGCTGCTGCAGTAACTAAATCAGTATTGGTCATACAAGTATCTGTCAACACCACGCCCTGCACTTTATTTGTGCTTGGATCATAACCAGCATCGACAAAATCTTTTAAATCAGTTATTGATTGTGTATCGTTTATCATAGTCACCAAATCAGCCTGTCCATGCTGCATTACAAAATAGCCTGTGCCTGCCGCCGGATTAGTAGCCCATGCCCTATGAACGGTTGCTACTTTGGTTGCGCCGACATAATCGGTAATGATTCTTGCCTGCCCCTTGCCTATTCCACTAACTGTTGCAATTATTTGACCGTTGTAAATATCATTAGTTGCCACGGCTACACCATTCAAGGTTATAGTAGTAGCACCACCACCAACAGCAGCGCCTTCATTGTCATACTCAAGACCACTATCAGCAAAGATAACAAACTCAGAATCACTGCTAGGATTCACTCTCCAGTCTTGATTTACGGTAGCCACCTTGGTTGCGCCGATATAATCAATAATCCTTCTGGATTGTCCCGCTCCTGTCCCTCCGTAGAGCATAATAATACCAGGATCGTATTGTCTGTCTGTAGCTGAGGCATTCTCATCAAGGGTAATTGTATTAACAGATCCGGCCTGAGCTGTCTCTTGGCGAACTGCATTATCTGTAAGCTGACGTAATCTCCTACCGGCAGTAGTAGCTGTATTATGAGTAGCTCCTGTGAGAACCTCATCCCATACTGCATCAGCACATTCAGCATGAACATCAGCCGCAATCTTAGCGGCTGTAAGCGCATCTGCATTAATTGCAGCAGCCGTAAGAACATTAGCCCCCATCGAAGATACAGCACATCCGGCTGCTGCTGTAATATTAGTTGGTGTGGCAAAACCCGTGGCTTTATAATCAGCCAATGCCGCACTTGGCACATTTGGACTAGCCGCCGTGAAGATTGGATCTGCTATATTAAACACCTTCTTAAACCCTGCTGCTATCAATCCTGCTGTTTCTG